GCAAGTTTTCGTTCGGCTACAGCAATTTCATCGTCACCCCGTATCTCGGTCGGGCGCGGTACTACGCGAAACGGTTGAAGGTAAGGGACAGGCAGATTGATGTGCGGGAACGCGGACGAGCGTACGTCCTTGCATGGAGTTCGCTATGAACAAACGAATACAAGAGCTTGCTGAACGAGCCGGAGCAGAGTTTGAAAAGACTAACGGGCTGAACGATTGCTCGCAGGATTCATTAGTCGGCGATGAAATAGAGGCGTTTGCCAAGTTGATTATCAGGGAATGCGCCGACTTGTTTGCAGTTGAATACGGCAATTCTGGTCTGAGTGGTCACGAAGTGGCTCGTGTTTTGAGAAAACATTTTGGAGTAGAGCGATGAAGTTCCGCAAGAAACCCGTGGTCATTGAGGCTACGCAGTGGTTCAAGATGGGAGACCATCCAGAAGTTCGCCCGGGCAAGCACACGGGCGTCCCCATGATCGACACGCTGGAGGGTGTGCATCTTGTCGCCCCCGGCGACTGGATCATCACCGGCGTCAAGGGCGAACACTACCCCTGCAAGCCTGACATCTTTGAAGCAACGTATGAGAGGGTGGAATGAGCATCGAGGCAATGAAGATGGCGCTGGAGTTTATTGAATCTACAAACAAAAGCGCCGCGCTTTGGATGGTGCCGAACACTCCTTTAACCAAAACGGTCACCACCCTTCGTGATGCTATTGAGCAAGCAGAGAAGCAAAACGACCGTATCGCAAGCCTAGAAAACACCTGCTACACACTGATCGGGAAGCTACAAGTTGCCAATCTCAAGCTCGCCTTCAGGGATCTGCGGCCAGAGGTCGAGCATCACGCAGCGCGAATACTGAACGAAGAATTTGGAGAGAAGAAATGAGCATCGAAGCAATGCGGCAGGCGCTGGAAGTGTTGGAGAGACACAAACCTAAGATCAGCGAGGGTAGTTTGCCTGTGCTTACACATGACGCAGCCATCACTGCCCTCCGCGCTGCCATCGAGCAGGCTGAGAAGCCGGTGGCGTGGAGATGGAAAGCATTGGTCAACGGCGAGTTTGTCAGCAATTGGGTGCTAACGCACAGCGAACCGCCCCCCTACGCCACAGAATCTATGCCGCTATACACCGCACCGCGCCAAGAGCCGTACGACCAAACCTCACTCGAACTGTGCAAAGAATGCGGTTGGAAGGCCGTGATCCCCGATGATGGGTGTCTGGTCTGTGCGCGGCAAAAGGCGAAGCCTGTCGCCTACGTTGACGAGCGAATTCACGGCTGGCCCGATTGTTTTGTGATGGAGCCAGACCCACCGCATACGGTGCCGCTGTACACGGAGCCGCAAGAATGGGTCGAACTGACAGACGACGAAGCGCGCGCTCTAGTCAATCGCGCTACTTTCGGCGATAGAACAAACTGGCAAGCGTTGGTTTACATGGTCGATGCAAAGCTAAAGGAGAAGAATCATGGCTAAGCCCATGACCCGTGTCGAGTGGGAAGCATGGGTTGAGAAGGCGTGGGCCACGGCTCAGGAATCAGCGAAAGAACCAAAGGAATGGGTCGGGCTGACAGAAGAAGAGACGCAGACCTTGTACGACCGATACGCCGTCTATCAGGAGTACGACGCATGGGAGAGCGGGTGGTTTGATTTCGCACGGGCTATCGAGGCATGGCTCAGGGAGAAGAACACATGAAACCCGTCCTTTGGTATCACCCCGTTAGCCAGCGGGTTAGGTATGACGGCGCAGGACTTGGCCGCAGTTGGATCCCGCTGTACAGGAAGCATGAGTGGGTAGAGCTGACGGCTGAGGAGATTAACGCGATCTATGTACAACACCACAACCAATTCGGTGAGTGCATATCAGGCGACTGGGGGTATGAACGCGACATCGAAGCAAAGCTGAAGGAGAAGAACAATGCTGGTTAGCAAAGAATGCTATGAACGAGGATGTTCCTGCTACGACGACAGAGTAGATAAAGACCCGGTAGAGGTTGTGAAGCGTGAATGGAAAGTTTTTTGGGTGGTAGCTTGGTCTACCTACTATCCCGGTCGCGGACTGACCAATGTGCGATCAACACATGAAACCTTGGAAGAGGCGAACGAAGCAGCAAAAAAATTAGAGTCGTTGTGGGAGTTTGATTTTGATTACATCAAGGTTGAAGACGTATCAGAGATGCTAGGTATCGAGGGGGAGAGCCGTGATCAATGAAAAACAAAACGCCGTACTACTCATCGCCGGGTTCACGCAACGAGAGATCAACGATCGCAAAATAAAGTTTAATAACTTGTTCGAAGTCTGGCCTAGGCTTGAACCGCGCCAATGGGTCGGGCTGACGGATGAGGAATACCAGATTATTCACAGCAAAAACTACAACTACGAGGAATTGGCGCTTGCGGTCGAAGCAAAGCTGAAGGAGAAGAACACATGACCGAAGAAATCAAAACCTACAGAATGGCGAGATTCCACCTGCCTGAAGGCGAGTACACGATTAAGCAGATCGAGGAAATTCTCGAAACGATAAAAGAAATGAAGCGACAGCACGACCAGATGCTGAGCAAAGCTATGCAACCAATAGACGAGAAAGAGAAGAACACATGAAACTAGACAACATCCCAATCAACAATCGCGCCCGTGACAAGGCATGGGAGGCGTTCATCAAGCGCAAGGATGTCAAGGCATACATGAAAAACAAAACAGAGTTCAGGTTCCCGCTCGATGGCTCTTATGAGTTGTGGTGCATCGCATGGGACAAAGCGTGGCATGACGGGTTCATGGAAGGGCATGAAGCGGCACAGGAGAAGAACACATGAGCGTACAAAAAGAGCTGTACCGACTGATCGTGACCGACAAAGAATTCAATCTTGAAGCGGGGGCAGACCTAAAAGAACACTTAGCCAATACCAACGAGGTCATTCTCAAGCGGTACTCAAAGACGCAGATGCTCACGAGCACGATGGGCGAGCTAGCCCGGAAAGAGTTGCACGACAAGCTGGACAAGTTTCTTAATTCACTGGGATAAGTTTCATGACCGTAAAAGAAAAAATAGAGCGCCACATGCGAGGACGAAAAGGTGGCGTCACAACCAAAGCACTGTCTAACTACTTTTTAGTGGGGCGGACAGCTGTTAACTCTGCGATGCGGGAGTTAGTCAATGAAGGGAAAATCATCAGCGAAAAAACTTCCCCAAACAATCAAAACGTCTGGAAGTGGGACTGCCGTAGAGTGGCCGTTTCCAAAGACGTTGATAACGTACAGCCAAGCGAACCCACCCCCAACAAACCCCCAGTCATCGGGCCGACAAGCACGTGGACAACGAGCTACCCACACGTTCGCGGATATGATGACTGACATAGGAGAAGCAAAATGGTAGACGACCGTATGGACAACGCCTATGAACTGGCTCAGAAGTGCTGGGCCAAGGCGTACAACACCAGCCCTGAGTTCGTAGAAGGCTATCTTGAGCTGGCTAAAGAGTTGCTGACGTCAAAACCGCTTGTTCTCGGCGATGAGTTTCGAGCAAACTGTAGGGTGCGCGGACTCACTCGCCCCAAGGAACTGCACCCCAACGTGTGGGTCTCAGGCGTACGAGCGCTAAAGCTGATGGGCTGGATCTCCCCCATCAAGTACGTCGTACCCACACAAAGTCACAATCACATGCCCGTCGTCACGATGTGGAAGAGCACCCTATACAACGAGGACAACCTATGAACGACTACGCAAACCCACTGCTTACGCTGCGACACATGTTGAAAGACTACGAACAACTCCTGATCGAGCGGAAGTGGGCAGATGCCGTTGACATGGGGCCAGACCTGATCGCACAAATGCGACTCCTTGTGCAGACCGTCCGCATTCAAGCGGAGGAGACTCGGCTTTGAGGAAGATCAATCACATCAAGATGGCTAAGACCATTGCGGTGCTGCACAACGGCCCGACGACGGCAGCACGGCTAGCAAGCGAAGCAGAGGTGCATCTTGTGACTGCCCAGTCATGGCTTCGCGAACTACGACAGCAAGGCGTTGTGCACATCACGCAGTGGCAACAGGACAACTTAGGTCGGGATTGCATCCCAGTGTATGCGCTGGGAAAAGGCGAAGATCTACCTCGTCGCCGCACGACACGTTCCGAAATCATGAAACGCTACCGGGAGAGAAAACGTGGACTCGACATCAGCACGTGACATACAAGTCGGCGGTTCGCACTACAAGACACTTCGCGTTCAGCCTTGGGATGTGGTGGACACATGGCCGGTCGAACAACAGATCGGCTTCTACCGGGGCAACGCACTCAAGTACCTCATGCGGATGGGGGCCAAGGATGAAGCTTTGCAAGAGATCAAGAAAGCAGCACACTACACACAGAAACTGATCGAGGTGCTGTCAGTACAGCGTTAATGCCCATTGGGCATGTACCAGCAGAGGGGTGCCCGCCTTGTAGATGTGGGCCTTTGCTGAGCAGTGTAAGTTGTCCGCACACTGCATCTCCTCACCGCGAATCAGGGGGGCGCGGAATCTACATTTCCCCCCTACCCAACACAAGGATTTTGCAATGGCAACTCCCGAAGCGACAGTTAAGAAACATATACGTAAAATCTTGGACACGACAAGGACGTACTACGCCATGCCGATTGGCACAGGCTACGGCAACAGCGGCGTCCCGGACTTCCTTGTTTGTCACGATGGGCACTTCATTGGCATTGAGGCAAAAGCCGGAAAGGGGCAGACCACCGCACTACAAGAAAAGCACTTAGCTGACATCCGTGCCGCTGGCGGCACTACGTTTGTGATCAACGAGACTAACCTTAATCAACTAGAGGAGTTCTTAAATGGACAGAGGGACGTATGAGCAGTTTGTAGAGATGCTGGACAGCATGCCGCTGAGCCGACGCTTCGTATTCCTGAATGCGCTGAGCCTATTTGTGGACTGCTGCAAAGAAGACTCGAACCTGAGCGCGATACTCATCGTAAAGAAAGACACGTTCGTGGACAACGAGTCGGTGCTCAACATTGCGGCGCTCAACGCTGACATGGACGACGCCTACGAAATACTTGAGATGGCATACAACAAAGTCGCCGAAGACATTAAAGAGGGAGCGCCTGACCGTGGCAGCTACAACTAAACGCCCGTTCGATCAGATCATTGTGCTGGACTTCGAGACGGCGTGGTGCAAGAAGACCTACACGTTGTCGAAGATGACGACCGAGGAGTACGTGCGTGACCCGCGCTTCAAGGCGTGGGGGCTGTGCTGGAAGCCTGTCGGTGCGGAGGGCGCTGCCGAGTGGCTAAGCCGGGACGAGATTCAAGGTTGGGCGAACAGTATTGATTGGTCCCGCACTGCGGTGCTCGCCCACAATGCACAGTTCGATGTGACGATCCTGTCTTGGATATACGGTGCCAACCCGTGCCACATCTTCGACACCTTGTCGATGGCCCGCGCACTGCGCGGAATCGAGGTAGGCAACAGCTTAGGCAAGCTGGCTGAAGCTTTCCAGCTACCGCCAAAGGGCAACGCCGTGTACAGCACCGACGGCATGCTGGATGCGCTTGCGCCTGAGGTTGAGGCGGAGCTTGCAGAGTACTGCGCACATGACACGTATCTCTGCGAAGAGATATTCAAACGCTTGCTGACCGGGTACCCGGTCAAGGAGCTAAAGCTCATCGACATGACGTTGCGCATGTACACCCGCCCGTTATTGGAGCTAGACAAAAACATGCTCGCGCATGCCATCTTGGAAGAGAAGGAAACTCGTGACGGGCTGCTTGCAAGATTGGGCGTCGAGGAAACAGCGTTGGCAAGCAACCCGCAGTTCGCTGAGCTTCTGGTGTCGATGGGGTGCGAGCCGCCGATGAAGAAGAGCAAGACCACGGGCAAGCCGACCTACGCCTTGGCAAAGAACGACGCACTGTTCCAAGCGCTGCTCAACGGCGAACGAGAAGAAGTGGCGCTTCTGTGTGAGGCAAGGCTACGCGTCAAGTCGACGACGGAGCGGACTCGAGCGCAACGGTTTCTGGACATCGCTTTTCGAGGCGCACTGCCGGTGCCGCTAAGCTACTACGGGGCAAGCACCGGACGGTGGACAGCCAGCAAGGGCAGCGCCATCAACATGCAGAACCTTAAACGTGGGAGCTTCCTGCGTAAGGCGATCATGGCTCCGGAGAACCACCAATTGGTGGTCGCTGACCTGTCTCAGATCGAGCCTCGAGTGCTGGCATGGCTGGCTGACTACGAAGAGATGCTCAACATCTTCAAGGCCAAGGGCGACCCATACGCACAGTTTGGTGCGCAGATGTTCAACATCCCCGGGCTGTCTAAAGAGAGTCATCCTGATCTCAGGCAGTCTGCCAAGTCGGCGCTGCTGGGCTGCGGGTATCAGCTAGGGTGGGCGTCGTTCGCAGCGCAGCTTCTGGTGGGCTTTCTGGGCGCACCTCCCGTACGCTACGACAAGGCGTTCGCCAAGCAGTTAGGCGTCACCGGCGACAGCCTGCAACGCTTCCTCGACAACCCAGACTACATGTCCCGCATGCAGCAGATCCCGCACACCTGCACCGCACAGGAGTTGGTTGTGCACTGCGTGGCTGCGAAGAAGATCATCGACATCTACCGGTCTACCGCCTACCCCGTGGTCGGCTTCTGGGAGATGTGCGGGGGGCTGATCGAACGCAGCTTGGCAGAAGGCGAGGAGTACAACTACAAATGCCTGACGTTCAGGAAGGAAGAGATTGTGCTTCCCAACGGCATGAGTATTAGGTATCCTAACCTGCGAATCGAGAAAACGGCAGACGGTGGGAGATCGTGGGTATACGGTCCAGACGCCACCAAGCTGTACGCAGGCAAGGTTACGAACAACGTCGTGCAAGGAACCGCCCGGGTCGTGATGACGGACGGGATGCTACGGATAGCAAAACGCTACCCCGTGGTCGGTACCGTTCATGACGAGTGCATTGCGGTGGCACCTGATTCAGAGGCGTCATCTGCGTTGGAGTGGATGCTCGAGCAGATGACGCTCGAGCCTTCATACATGCCGGGGATACCTCTGGCCGCTGACGGTGGTGTTCACCGTAGATATGGTTTGGCTAAACAGTAGGAGCTGTACATGATCCCCAAGAGCGTTGTCGTCAATCGCAAGAAGTACTTCATCCACACCGGCAAGCCCCAGCGCTTCAAGCGTGCATATGGCTACATCGATTACACGCCCGGTGTAATCCACATCCACACCACTGCCCGCGAGCGACCAGTGTCATCTTCAAAGATGCAGGAGACTTTCTGGCATGAGCTGACCCACGCCATCTTGTACGAGATGGACCATCCGCTTTACCGCAACGAGCAGTTCGTGACCAAGTTCTCCACGCTGCTCAACCGCGCCATCAACACCGCCAAACTATGAAACCAGCAATCGTCCGGTGGTCGCACAGCTCTCTGAAAGACTACGAGGGCTGTGCGCGTAGGTACCAGCAAGTCAAGGTACTGAAGAACTATCCGTTTCAGGAGACCGATGCCACGCGCTACGGCACACAGGTTCACGAAGCGATTGAGTTCTACATTCGAGACAGCAAACCGCTCCCGGCGATCTACGCGCAGTTTCAGCCGGTGGTGGACGCCATGCTGTCGAAACCCGGACGAAAGTTTGCCGAGTATGAGATGGCGTTAGATGAGCGTCTTGTGACGTGCGCTTGGGATGCACCACAAGTATGGGTGCGCGGCATCGCCGACATTCTGATCATCGACGACGACAATCTGACGGCATGGGTAGGCGACTGGAAGACGGGCAACAACCGTTACCCGGATCGCGATCAGCTCGTGCTGATGTCACTCATGGTGTTCCAGCACTTCCCGCATATCCGCAAGGTCAACTCAGCGCTGCTCTTCATTGTGAAAGACGACATGGTGAAGATGCAGATGATGCGTGACCAAGCGGATGCTGCATGGACCAAGTACCGTGAACGGATCGGACGTATCAAAGCAAGCTTCGAGCACGATGTATGGAACCCAAGCTCATCACCGCTATGTCGGTGGTGCCCCGTCAAGACCTGCGAATTTCATCCGGAGCATCTGTCATGACTCAAGTAAACGGCAAGCGCAACTACAAACACGCCTACAAGCTTCAGAAAGCCAGCGGCGAAACGAGGGACCAGATTGAGCGCCAACGCGCTCGTCGCATGTATGACAAGGAGGGTGTTGCACGAGACGGTAAAGACATCGATCACGTCAAGCCACTCAGGGCTGGCGGCAAGAGTGTGAAGGGCAACCTGCGACTGCGTAGCAAGCGCAGCAATCAATCAGACAACGGACATTGATATGGAGATAGTGGACAACCGCGCAGTACTGATCCGTACTCGCAATCCTGCGAAGTACACGGTCATCCCCAAGAGCAAGATCGTTGAGCAAGGCCCAAACGGCTACACCGTCGCCGTGTACTGGGGGCTGGATGAGATGCGGGTGCTCAAGAATCTGGGCGTCAAGCATGCGCCATCCCCAATTCGCAAGAAGTATGACTGGCCCGGGCGCTATACGCCAATGGCGCACCAAATTGATACCGCAGCTTTCTTAACGCTACATCGCCGTGCGTTTGTGTTCAATGAGCCGGGCACCGGCAAGACGCTCTCGGCACTGTGGGCGGCGGACTATCTAATGCAGTCAAGGCAAGTGCGCCGTGTGCTGGTGCTGTGCCCGCTCTCGATCATGCAAAGCGCGTGGATGAATGACATCCACCAATCCATCCTGCATAGAAGCGCGGTGATCGCCCACCACTCCAAAGCTCTGCGGCGTGTCGAGCTTGTCCAGAGTGACTACGAGTTCGTCATCATCAACTATGAAGGGCTGAACCTGATCGCAAACGAGATCAAGGCTGATGGGCGGTTTGATCTGATCATTGTTGACGAGGCGAACGCTTACAAGAACCCGAGCACGCAACGCTGGAAGGCATTGGCAAGCATTCTCAAACCTGAGACGTATCTGTGGATGATGACGGGCACACCTGCATCACAGTCGCCTGTGGATGCGTACGGCTTGGCAAAGCTTGTCAATCCCAACGGGGTGCCGAAGTTCATGTCGGCATGGCGCGACAAGGTGATGAACAAGATCACGCAGTTCAAGTGGGCACCGAAGTTCAACGCCAAGGATCTCGTACACGAAGCGTTGCAGCCTGCGATCCGGTTCACCAAAGCGCAGTGTCTTGATCTGCCGCCGGTCGTGACGGTGACGCGAGATGTGCCACTCTCTCCCCAACAGCAGAAGTACTACACGCTGCTGAAGTCCCAGATGCTGATCCAAGCAGCAGGCGAGACCATCACAGCGGTGAACGCTGGCGTAGCTGTTAACAAGCTGCTGCAGATTTCTTGCGGCGCTGCGTACACAGATGAGAAAGAGGTTGTCGAGTTCGATTGCTCAGCGCGGTTGGGTGTCTTGAAGGAAGTCATCGACGAGACTGACCGAAAGGTCATTGTGTTCGCGCTATTTCGTTCCAGCATCGACACGATCACGCGCTATCTGGACAAGCACGGCATCAAGAACGCACAGATTCATGGCGGGGTGAGTGCGACCAAGCGTGCGCGTATCATCAACGACTTCCAGACGACAGACCAAGAGCGTGTGCTGGTCATGCAACCGCAGGCAACTGCGCACGGGATCACACTGACTGCCGCCGACACGGTGGTCTTCTATGGTCCATTGATGTCTGTTGAGATGTATTTGCAGTGCATCGCCCGTGCTGACCGCAAGGGACAGGACAGCGATAAGGTAACCGTCGTGCACATCCAGAGCAGCCCGCTCGAGGTGCGTATGTTCAGCGCAATGGGGCGCAAGGTTGGCGACCACACCTTGTTGGTCGAGATGTTCGATCAGGAGATCAAAAGCAAAAAATAAAATGCCGCTTGCACCGGCTAGAAAAACCTGTATCATCGTAAAAACATTTACAGACACTTCGACAGGAGAAGAACATGTCTGATGTTGACGTCCCTATGGACAAGCTGGCCCGGGTCTACCGCAAGATGCAGACTCGAATTCAAGAGCTGACCGCAGCGTACGAGACGGAAGTCGAGGCGCTCAAGGCTCAGCAAGACACGATCAAGAACGCGCTCAAGGACAAGATGCTCACGCTCGGTGTGAAGTCAGTCAACACCGAAGAGGGCACCGTGATCCTTTCAACGAAGACCCGGTACCAGACGCAGGACTGGGACTCGTTCAAGCAGTTCATCATCGAGCATGACGCTGTCGACCTTCTCGAGAAGCGCATCGCTCAAACCAATATGGCGACGTTCTTGAAAGAGAATCCGTCGCTGTTTCCCCCCGGCCTGAACAGCAATACCGAGTTCAGCATTTCCGTTCGTAAACCCTCCCACAAGTAAGAGGAACTCATGAGCAATATCGCTCTATTCAACCCCAACCAAGCCCCCGCGTTTGCTCGTAAGGGGCTGTCCGAAACAGCTAAGGCTCTCGCTGGCGGTGGTGCCGGTGGCGGCAAGCGCATCTCGATCAAAGGTGGCGTGTTCCGGCTGCTCAACAACGGCAAAGAAATCGCGTCCATCGAGGAGCGGCATCTCGATATCGTGATCGTCAAGGCCGCGCCCAAAATCAATCGCGTGTTCTACGCGAAGTCCTATGATGCCGACACTGTTACCGGACCGGATTGCTGGTCGGCGGATGGTGAGAAGCCCAGCCCGGACAGTGCCAACAAGCAGGCAAGCCGCTGCTCCGAGTGCCCCAAGAACATCGCAGGTTCTGGACAAGGTAACAGCCGTGCTTGCCGCTACCAACAGCGTCTGGCGGTAGTGCTCGCCGATAGCGTAGAAGGCGATGTGATGCAGCTCACGCTTCCTGCCACGTCACTTTTTGGTAAAGCCGAGGGCGACAACCGCCCCTTGCAAGAGTACGCACGCTGGCTGGCCGCGCAGGACATCAGTCCTGAGACGGTCGTGACGCGTATGAAGTTCGACACCAAGTCTGAGTCGCCTAAGCTGTTCTTCAAAGCAATGCGCTGGCTGTCCGACGACGAGTACACCACGGTGGAAGAGAAAGGCGCGTCTGATGAAGCCGTTAAGGCGGTCACGATGACAGTCGCCAAGATGGACGCGGTGGCTCCGGCCATGCTCGAGGGCAAGCCGCCTGCCAAGACGCTGCCTAAGCCGGTGGAAGTTGCGGCAGAAGAAGAGGAGCCAGCGCCGCCCCCCGCGCCCAAGGCCAAGAAAGCTGCTAAGCCCGCCCCCGAGCCGGTGGTGGAGGAAGTTGACGAGCCGGAAGTGCGTACTGCCGCAGCGAAGAAGCCTACGGTTGAAGCCAAGTCCCCGCTGGCCGACATGGTCAGCGAGTGGGATGACGAGTGAATAAGGAGCTAGCCATGTACGTTATCCGTAAAGATGTCCCGTTGCCCCCGCGTCGTAGCGGACGCAAGTCGATGATCGAGACGAAGTATCCCTTCGGCAAAATGGAGGTTGGTGATTCGTTTGTTGTGAAGGTGCCGACTTCAAACATGAAGCGCGAGATGACTAGGCTGCGTGCAGTAGCCAGCGTTGCCCAGAAGCACTTCGGGTTTAAGTTCGCCCTGCGCCCTGTGGAGGCTGGCGTAGGTATTTGGCGCACTCAATAAAGGGTGGGGGGAAAGCGGCAACGTGAGTACCCCAACACAATGCCATACACATCAAACTTCATTGCCCGCATAAAGACGCAACCGGTCAATCTGATCGGCACACGCCTAGCTTTGTGGGCTATCTATCACGACATCTCCGCCACAAAGCTGGCTATGGCGATTGGTGCTACACGCCAGTCTGTCTATAACTGGATGAAAGGTGGCGGGGTGCTGCACGTATACGAAGCTCGCATACAGCGCTTGCTCGATTGCATGCAGAACTCTAAAACAACCGACGAGGCTTGGAAAAGAATATGCAAGGAATTCAACCTAAGAGCCTGACCAACGAAGAGTTAGTCAAGTACGCGTGGCTGTTGGACATGTCGACGGTGCCTGAGTGGGCGCAGGCGTGGATCATTGAGCTGAGCAAACGACTGGAAAAGTTTAACGACGCTGCATGCTAAAGGATAGGCATGAAACCGCTGGAGTTCCTTGCGGACGTTCTGCCGTCGCCCGGGCATGGGCTGTACTGCGTTGCAGAACTGAGCACTCGTAAGAAAAATCATCAATTCATTGCCACCCTTGAGGAGATCAAACCCCACGTTAAACAATGGCTAGGTAAGAAGTACAACATCTTCTTCGCACTGGCGACCTTCGACGAGAAGGTGCAGCACATGACGAGAGACCGGCGTACGGCGGTGAACGCTCGGTACGTCAAGTCGATCTTTCTGGACTTGGATGGCTATGAGTCCAAGAGGGCTGCAGCCGAGGCGTTGTCGGCGTTTCTGGATAAGACTGGGCTGAATCAGTTCGCGACGCCCCACGTCCTGTCATCCGGTGGCGGGCTGCATTGCTACTGGCCGCTGGACAAAGAAGCAGACATCGAGACTTGGAAGCCGATAGCTGAGAACTTGAAGCGCCTGTGCAGACAGGAGGGCATGCAGATCGATATGGCGGTGACCGCTGATGCGGCACGCGTACTGCGTATCCCCGGGACGTTCAACTTCAAAGACAAGTATCCAGAGCCGCGCCCGGTCAAGATGATGATCCAAGGCAGCGGGCCGATTGATCTTCTGCATTTCGGTGCCGCAGTCAGGGCGCTGCTGACGGATGCGTATGCGCCTGCCAGTAATGCGTTCGTTGCAGAGAAGGTCGACCTTCAAGGTACCCGTCCTAGCAAAGCCAGCACAAAACGCTCCGCGCTGGCTGAGGCGATGATGGGCAACAGCGTCACACGGTTCGAGACGATCTGGCTCAAGACAGAGCAGCAGGCTGGGTGCGGGCAGTTGCAGCACTACATCGATCACGCACAAGACGATGGGATGGAGCCGCTTTGGCGAGCACTGCTGTCTTGGACAAAGGTGTGCGAAGACGGCCCTGAGTACAGCGCGAAGCTTTCACAGTTGCACCCTTACGATCCAGACCGCATGCAACAGAAGCTGGCCGAGATCAAGGGGCCGTATCCCTGTATCAAGCTAGACAGCGAGAACCCGGGCGTGTGCCCCAAGTGCCCACACTGGGGGAAGATCACCAACGCTCTGGCGCTTGGGCGTGAGATTGTTGAGAGCACTGATGAGAAGGTATACGAGATCCCCCTGCACGCAACGCAGCAGGAAGTCGAGCCTGACGATGCTGTTGAGTATCTTGAGGACGGCATCACCAGCGATGCAGATGAAGAAGGTATCGCACACAACCGCCGCATTCGGCTAGCAAAACGGCCAAGCGCTCCTCGAGGATTCATCTACGGTAAGAACGGCGGTGTGTTTGCCGAGATCAAGGAGAAGGATGCGACAGGCGTCGTGATTAAGACGCAGGTGCCGGTGTTGTCCTACGATCTGTTTGTCGTAGACATGCTGCGCATGGAGGAGAAAGAACACTACGCCCACTTGATGGCGGTCAAGACTATCGGCCCAGCAGATGTCCCCTCGCAGCAGAGCGTGGAGTACACGCCCATCATCATGCCAAGCAAGGCGGTGGTCTCCAAAGACGAGCTGCTCAAGTGCCTTGCTACGCACAACATCTACGCCGAGCGTGGTGCCGCGATGGACCCGTATCTCTACGGCTACGTCAGGGCGTGTGTGGCTGAGTCAGCGCAGATGCGCAAGGCGGTGGACGTACCGACGCAGTTTGGTTGGCAAAAGAACGGCACGTTTGTCTACAACAACCGGATCTTCCGGCCAGACGGCGCTGAGATTGCCGTGCCGATGCCGGGGCTAGAGAACATCAACGCTGCGACCAACAGCAAAGGCTCGCTGGAAGAGTGGCGGCGTCCGTGGGAGTTGCTGGTAGCCCGGAAGATGCACACCATGCTGGCGTTGTGCGTTGAC